GATTGTTTGCTAAACCTTGTTCTGCAGCCAAAGGAGCTTTAAGTTGGTCCTTAACAGTCTTTTTCAATCCGTTACCTTTAAACAACTTTGCACCTCCCATTAACTGGGAAGCGTTTTCATAAAGTTCTTTATTGTTGTTCTGCCACAACCGCACCATTCGAGTCATTTCGTTTTGAAACGCAACCGCAGTTTCATCACCCGTAGTGTAAACTTTTTTAAGCAAATCCATTTCTTGATCTATAACTTTACGCAAATGTTGATTTGCCAGCTTTACAGCTTCGTCAGGATTTTTCATAGTGTTGCTTATCGAAGCAGAAATTCTTTTAGCGTTATCATCAAGAGCTTTTGCAAAAACATCGTCACTAATCTGTCCGTTTTTGTATTGATTAATTAAATTTTCTACGTAATTTCGATTAGCTCTTGCTGCAGATCTATTAGGAAAAATACCTTCATGAATAGCTTGCATACGTCCTAAAACAGCTTTTCCAGTTGCATCAGATACAGTAGGACGAGCTCCTTTTCTTTCAAAAATAGAACCTATAGCTTCTCTGGTCTGTGTTCGTTGCATCTGAACAGCAGCCGCTTTTGCCTGTGATTCCGTAGCTCCTTGACGGATAAGATCTTCAATAACTTGAGCGTCAGGGTTCCCTGGTCCTTTAATTAATCGTCCTATTCCTTTAATAGCACCACCGACAACGACATTACCAAGACTGTTCCAAACTGCTGCAGAAGCCATGTCGCCATAAATTTCATCAGGTGTTTGACGTTGAGTTCCTTCAGCATATTCTTGAAGTTCATCAACACCTTTACCTAATCCAGCTCCAAGACCAATTGCTATAGACGATGCAATTAAGCTGGCTCCTCCTGTAGCTACGGCTGCTGCAGTAGCACCAACGAGTTCCCCTCTATATTCACCAACAAATTCTACAACATCTGGCATATCAAACAGACCCAGAAAACCTCCACCTGGTTTGTTAAACCACATGGTTCCAGCTTCAGAACTTATACCTTTTTCTGCTTTGATCTCAGGAGATATGTTATCTAAATTTAAATAATATCTACCCTGATTGTCCTTACCAAAAGAATCAGGGCCATAGGTTCTAGCCAAAAACTCCTCTTTCTCTTGAGGATTGTCTGCTTTACCAAAGTCGTAACGATCACCTACACTGGTAATTTGCCCTTCAACAGTTGGTGTAAAGTCAGGTTCTGCAAGAGATCTGGATTTTCCTCCAGACTTTGATTTACCATAAGCAATTGCTTCATCAACAGTTAACGAGTTTATGTATTCTTCTTCTGACATTTCTGGCTCAGAAAAAAGTTCAGGCTGTTCGTTCTGCATGATAATTAAAGATTGTTCAATTTGTTCTGTTGAAGCACCTTCAAAATCAATTGATTGACCCGAAGGAAGTTGTATTACAGTCATTTTAAAGTCCTTTTAAAGACTTTGTTTAAGCCTAAAGGTTTACCTGCAGCATCAACCTCCATAATATCTTTCCATAAAATAGTTCCTTTAGGAATAGCCGTAGACTTTCCGGCTAAAGGTCTTCTAGAATCTTTCAATATTTGCCCATAACTTCCAATTTCTTTCCGAAGATCTATGTCTGCGGTGTTGTAACTTGTAGACCAAGTCTTTTCAGATATAGCCATTGACCTAAGACTAAGATCTGAACTTGCATTTAAATCAGAAATAAAACTTTTTATCTTACCCGTTAAGACTTCCGTGTCAGCGGTGATTCCACTATAAAGTCTAGTTCCTATGGCTCCGCTAAGTTCTCTAGCTAGATCACGTTCAAAATCACTAATCTTGCCACCTTCGCTAATTAGACCTTCAATAAATTTTGTAGTCGCCCCTTCAGTAAATCTTTGATACTGTGCCTTAGTAGTTAATTTTCCAAACGCTTCTTCAGAGAACTCTTTCAGACCTGTGGCGTTACCTATTTTTAGTACAATATCTTTTCCAGCACCTCGAAAACCTGTTACATCTTCTGTATTTAAGGCTGCAAGAGCATTCTTTAAATATCCCGTTACTGCAACATTAGTCCTAACCTGAGATGAGTCTTTCAGATAAGCTTTCTTAGTTGCTTCAAATTCGTCTGGTTTTATCGTATTATCTTTAAGTCCTTTCAGTTGAAGTTTAAGTCTATTATTATATGCTTTTAACTCAGTGGATATACTGTCTTCAGTTTGTAACTTAGCTAAATCAACGGTCCCGTCTTTAATTTCACCAACTTTAAGTATCACAGTAGAACCTTCTGGGCGAACTTCTCCATTGCGTTCAAAAGTTTGACCTGGACGAACACGAAACACTTTAGTGTATAGATTTCTGTCTGCTTTAGCATCTGCTCTAAGTTCTGCGGTATCTTGAGCAACTTTTTGCAAGCCATATTTAGAAGCAGACAACTCAACCTGACGACTCCAAGCACGTTTTTCTTTTTCATCTTTTGCAAACGTAGCACCAAAACCTTTAAGACCTTTGGCAATATTGGTTATCGCATTTGAGCTTTCTCCAGCGGCAACTCGTAAGCCAGCCTCCATCAAGGCATAACCTTTTTCTGATTCAGACATACCTTCGTACTCTGGCATCTCGTCCATAAAGTCTTTTTTATAATCGGCAATAGTTTTAACAGCTTCTTTTTCAGACATGTCTTTTTTATCAAAGGTTTCAGCAACAGATTTAGCTGGAGACTTATCTTCTGCCACTGTAGTAGGAGATTCTGTTCCTTCAGTTACTGCACCCTTTTTTCTAGATGCTACATCAGAACCTGCCACTGTAGAATCTCCAGCTTCTTTAACTGTAAACTCTTTTCCAATTCCAATATCAGTTTTTACATCTCCACCTCTGAGAGCTTCTTCAAGTCTTTCACTAGGTTCAACTGCAAGATCACCTTGAGCTTCAGGAAGTTCTTCCGTAGGAATTTGTTGTGAATTATCGGATCCAAAGTAAGAATCCAAAGCATCTAGCTCTTCATCTACGGATACTTCTCGGTCAGGGTCAAAGACAGGTTTTGAAATTGATGAAGGCATAGGTTGAGGTATTTCAAAGCCAGCTTTAGCCTTAGGCCCTTCTCCAAGTTCAAGCTCTTGATCTACTGTTAGACTTGAATCTCCGAAGACTTTTTCTTCAGGGGTTATAGAACCTTGAGCAGCTCTACGAGCGGCGACGATACTATATGGTGACATGGCAGAACTCTGAATTCCGCTTTCTGGAAGTTGTTCCCCGTAGATCGCATCAAAGGCATCAACTGAAGCCGTTGGGTCAAGAAAGGACATATCTGTAGGTGGAGGAGCTGCTTCAATAACAGCTTCAGCTACGGTAGAATCAGTACCTTCTGGGGTTGTACCTTGTCTAATCAGTGCTTCAGTATTACCAAGATCAGCCATTCTTTGTCTGACTAGTTTATCTAAAGCAAAAGGCTCAAGAGGTTGAGTTCCGCCACTTTCTGGAAGACCTGGGTCTTGAACAATTTCTCTAGTCGTACCAAGTTCAATAAGTCTTTCTGCAACACGCGGATCAACAGTGTTT